AGGCTGGTCCACTCATTTAGAAATGCCTCAAAGTCTGGTTTCTCTGTGTAGCAAGCAGAGTTGTTCGCCAGCCCACGCTGGGGATTATCTACCCACCACTGTCCGTGCTTGCAACGTCGGAGTCTGTCGTCTGTGAGGTTGCTGAGACTGATGAGGGCTGATCGTCTGACTCCTCCGACAACGACGATTTGAGCAATCTTACAGCAAAGATCGTGGCATTCAACGGAACTAAGCTTTCTGCCAGACGCGCCTTGAAAGAGTTCAACTGTGAATCTGAACAGTTCAAGCAGAGGTTCTGGACCACTTGCTCTACCTCCAAAAACTTTGAGCGGGGCACCTGAAGGTCGTACTCTGCTTGTATCCCATTGGGGAATTTGACCTGAATACAGCAGTGATACCAACTCCCTAAACGATTTCGCCCATCCGATCTTTGAATCCGCCACATTAATAACTGTATCGGTTGCATGAAATGTCTCCGCTACCTCTGGTAGTTTCTGTACGTACTGTCGCTCTACACTGAAGCCCACACCTGTGCCGCACAGCAGAATGTACATCAGTTCGTCAAATGCCTTGGGATGATCTATCGGTAGGTAACTACAGTTAAACCCTGCTACGTTGTCACGCTCCAGTGCTTCCCCTGCGGTCATCAACGCTCGCATGGATGGCATTACGTCTAGGTTGTGGATAGCCTCGTAAGCTTCCTTACGTGAAGTCTCTGGGAGTTTATCGCCCCAGAAATTTAAGTACCGGCTGACTGTTTCTTCCCAAGTCTCCCTACGCTTCTCCTCTGGCAAGTACCTAGCGTAGCGACTCTTGTGTATGTACTGTTGATATGCGTCCATCTATTCTGTTACTCCTAATGTTTCGTTAATGATTGCCTGTGACGCCATTTGCAGAAGCATATACACGCCGTCTGGGTACTGCTCGTTGGACGCTACTTCAAACATCTCGCCGTCTTCGTACATCACAACAGCCACCTTTACCTTTCGTCCCTCCTCCTCGTGTTGCAGTGCTTTGACTACAAACGCCGACAGAAACTCTGATGTGGTGATCTCCTTCTTGTCTTCGCTTTTGTTACCAAACTTGCCGTCTATAACTTTCATTTGTCTACCTCTTTGATGAGCCATCCAAGGTAGACCTGTGCTTTCTTTAGATCCTCTATCCCGTTCTTGTATTCGTAACGCCAGAGGTACTTCAGGCAGTTACCCTTGAGATAGCCCTTAAACTCTTGCGGGTGCATGGACGCCTTGATTGCTTCAATGGCCTCTATCGCTCCCTTGTTGTAGTGATCGGGTTGTGTCACGGGGTTGTGTTTGTCGCTGGGGTGATACAGTTTACCTATAGATGTCTTAGACACTCTGTCCCACTCTTCTGGTTTAGCTTCGTCTAAAGATCCGTGATTCATAACGTTACCGTGTTTATCCAAATAAGTAGCCCACTCATTCTGCATACTCTCCCTCTTCTTCCTCTAGTTCCTCATGAAAAGCCTCTATCTTTTTGATTAGTTTGTCCTCAAATCTGTCCAAGATTTCTTCAGATGATATTTGTAGAGCTTCCAGAAGATCGTCAGGGTCGTATAACCTCAACAGCCGTTCCTTAATTTCTTCTAGTGTCAGAGACATAACTAACCAACTCCTTAAGTGTATCTATATTATACCATAAAATCTCGTGCTTGTCACACCATTCTGCCATAGTAAGTTTGGTACTTTTACTCACTTTCTGATTAGGCTTCATCAGTACAAATATGAGTTCTTGCGTCTCTGGGAGACACTGAGAGATCGCTCTATACTTCTGCGTATCTCCTGCTCTAAAGTATCCTTTGCACTCAACGAGATACGTCCGTCCGTTGAGTTCGTACACAAAGTCTGGTGTGTACTTTCGTTCAATCCTGTACGGGATTTGGAACGGTTCGTAGCTAAAGCCAAATGGTTGTAACTGCGTTGCGACATCTCTTTCAAACTCCGACCTAAAGTTACCCAGCTTGGATTTCCGTGACCTTCGGCTCATTAAACACCTCTGTTAAATATCTTGGACCACTTGAGTAGATGAAGGTTCTTACTTCGGGCCAACAGGTAAATTTGTAAGGACAGTACGAACAACCGACTGCGAGCTTTCTGTTTCCACTTTTGCCATCTGGTACGGTTTCGTGGCAAACTTCTGGCGGCTCCGGTTGCTCTACTAGCTTTTTTACACGTTTGATGTGCTCCTCTATGTCGTAGCCAATCTTTTCGTGAACGGGAGCCTGTGTGTCCTCAGAGTCGTACATGAGGTACGTCAGGTGTCCGTTCTGTTTGTCCATCGCTAGCCAGCCAAACTTGGTTTCACCTTCCGAATGGGCATACCCTTTAATTTGAGCAACGTATCCAAACGGGTCATCATAAGCCAAACTTCCGTCCTTGAATTTTTTAAACCCAAAAGACGAGACAGATTTAATATCTGTGACAACACCGTCAATTTTACAATCCATAGAGCCTGTAATGCCCTGAACCTCACACTGCTTCTGTTCATCTGTAACCTCGTGTCCTGATAGTCTAGTTAAAAACAGTAGCATCTCTTCTATCAGATGCCCGTACATAAACTTGACGTAGGTGTTAGGCGTCATCTCCTCTTCTACGTCAGAGTTGTTCACTACGTTCCAGAGGTAACGGTCATCACGCCCGATGTTAGACATACGTAGCTTGCGTCCGTCACGCTTCTCTGTGAACAAGTTTGCCATGAGTCGCTTGCAGTTCTCACCAAAGCGGTCAATCTCATCGTACAGATCAACGTCCTCTGGTACTTCTTTGGTAGACACTACGTTGTAGATGTCGTCTACCAGTGAGTAAAGTTTGTTCATTTGTGTTGCTCCATTAAGTTAGATAACGCCGACTGAGCTTGATCTGGTGTGCAATTAAACCACTCACCCTTACGATCATACGTTTTCTCTAGCAGACTGTGGGCTTCTGACTCCGCAGACCGTCTGTCCGACACTGACCAACAAGTGAACAACTCGTAGTCTCTGAACGGTGAAGACGTTTGATAACCGTTTAGCCTGTCCTCTGAGTCCACAGCCATGCCCACCTTGACCCACTCAGGGAAGTTAGGATTAGTGATAATGTACACCTGTCCCTCCTTGCTCAATTCGTACTTCGCCAGACTGCTAAAGGCGGCATCCTCAAACGTCTTGTACCTACCGGGTTTGTGCAACGGGTGAGACTTTGGTATCCTCTTTCCGTTCACGTACATAGCGTTCTTGCTGTTGATTCTGCTGTTCTCGTTTTGGCAGGGCTTGCAGTAAGTTTCGTAGCCTACCAATTTGTGTTTGTAAAACTCCTCCACTGGTTTTACTGTGTTACACTTAGAACAGTGTTTTTCTGTAATGTCTCTGGCTACGTTCACAACCCCCTCCTCAGTGAGTCTCAGCCCAAGTTGTTCCCACTTTGTACTCTCCGTCAAGGGGGCATCTGAGTGAAAATGATATGCCAGCCGCCTTGATGCACTCAACTGCGAGCCAGCCGAACTTCTCTGCTTGTTCTGTAACCACCTCCGATTGTATTTCATCATGTATGTTCCCTATAAACTTGTAGTCAATCTTGTGCTGTGTTGCGTAATCATCAAGCAATACCAAAGCCTTCTTCATAATGATTGCACCGGCAGACTGCAAGAGCGTGTTCAATGCACTATGTTCTGATCTGACCCAGAGTTTTCGTCCGTCCAATCCGACGAGGTATCCTTTCCTAGAAGCAGATCCAACTCGTTCTCGTAGAGTTTCAAGAGAAGGTGTATTTCGTAAAAAGCGTGTCCTAAGCGCATTGCCATCTTTTGCCGTTCCTCCAACGATGCTTCCAATCTTGGCGTCTCCTGCCCCGTAGAGGAAAGCATAGATGAAAGTCTTTGCTTGAGGTCTTGTTGCAAGCCCAGAAGCAAGCTGATTTCTGGTGTGAATGTCGTCTCTAAGCAAGACATCTGTAAACTCCTCGTCGCCCATGTAGTGAGCGAGCATCCGTAGTTCTAGTCCACTAGCGTCAACACCCACTAGCTTGCGTCCCTCTGGCACTACCCAGCAGTCACGACACTCCTTTCCAAACTCAGAGTTAACTGACGGAACCTGTGCCATGTTTGGGTTCTGGTGTGTCATACGTCCGGTTACAGCACCGTTAGTAGTGACCCTGCCGTGTACCCTCCCGTCGTCCTGTACGTGCTCTAGCCACGAGTTTACCTGTGCGTACCTTTTCTGGAGCAAGAGGTATTCCAGTACTTGTTTCGCTTCGGGAACATGACTATTCTCTTTAAGCGTCTTTTCATCAACAACCGGTTTGCCCGTCGCAGTGAGTTCCGTCCATATCGCACCCTTAGCCGTAAGCCTGTCGGCCACTTGTTGTCGTGAACCCACGTTGAATACAGTGACCTTATCCTTAAGTCGTTTACCAGTTTTCTCTGAATATCGCTCCTCAACAATCGGCGGGAAAATCGCCTGTAGATCCTCTTCAATAACATTCATTCTCTCCTTAAACTTTGCACACAGGATGTGGCACAGTCGCTGATCCAGTAGCCAACCGTTGCGCTCCTGTTGCTGTATGACCCACTGTACTTGATGCTCCAGATCAATGCTGTCCTGAGAGAAATCAGCTAGCTCCACCTGTAGCCGCTTGTACACCGCTTCAGTCAACTCTACGTCACGTATGCAGTAGTCAATCATCGCTGGTGTTAACTGCGACCAATCGTTGTGATCGCCCTTAGCAAACCCAAGAGTGTTTCCCCAGTTACGCAGAGAGTGACCACCAGACCGGCTTGGGTCGGCTAACCTAGAAAGAACGAGTGTATCAACGATCCTGCTCCGGTCAAAACTAACATTCCAAAGGCGACCCAGAACAGGTAAGTCATAGCCGATTCCATTGTGGAAAACCCAATTTGAGTTTGGGCGATCCGATACATACGTTTTGAAATCTTGTTCATTACATATTACCTCCGATACTCCGTTGTAGCGGCACACGGCACACCAGATGGTACTAGCGTCCAGACCGTCAGTTTCAATGTCACAAAAGACTAGGTTCAAAACTCTGTCTCCGGTGGTGTTGGGTTAGCACACTCGTGTATGCGTCCTGTGAACTTGTCGTACCGTAGCCAACACGCTGGGCCTGTCTCTCCTGCGTAACGGTTCTTGAGAATCCTGACGCACGTAGTGTTCCTTACGTCCTCGTCCTCGTGTTGCTGGTTACGCTCCATGCCGATCACGATGTCTGACAACTGTGCTATGGACTGTGATCCCCTGAGATCCTGTAGGCTGATCCTGCCTCCGTCTTCGTGTGCTGTGCCAGAGGTACGCTTCAGGTGAGACACGAGGAACAACGTAATCCCCGTCTCTGCCACTAATGTGCGTAGCTTGGTCATGATCTCGTCAATAGCTTTCCGTTCATCTCCGTTCTCTTGAGAAGAAACCACGATTGACAGGTGGTCAAGGATGATGTATCGGCAGTCGCAAGCCTTCGCCATGTGCCTGACTCGTGATAGTAACTCATCCGCTGACGTTGACCCCCAATGATCAAAAAGGTAGTACCTTCCAGATCCCATTGTTGCTTCCCAATGCGGCCTAAGCTGATCAACAGGCGTGTCTTCCTCCAAGTGTAGCCGCCTAGATGACGCCACCGACATGATTCCCAGAGCTGTTGTTGCAACGTCCTCTTCCAGTGCAAGTACACCGATGTTGGCGTCTGTGCGTTGGAGCAAGTCGTACTCAAGTTCTCTGATAAACTGTGATTTTCCCATGCCACTACCGCTGGTGATAGTGACCAGTTCGTACGGTCTGTGTCCTCTCGTGATTTCATTGAGTCCTTCCCACGGGTACGGGATACTCTGGACCTGTCTCTTGTTTACCAGTGCGTCCCATGTGTCCGTCCCTGCGACAATACCATCAGGCCGGTACACCTTTGCGTCCCACCAAGCCTGTGTAAACTCCTGCACCCTGTTAGCCGTCAGCATATCGCTAGCGTCCTTCATGGGCAGTTTGCATATCTTCAGCTTGTTAGGACTGAACAGGTGCTTGACCTGATCTACTGCTATGTCTCCTGCTTTGTCCTGATCAAAACACAGAACAACATTATCGTAGCCCTCCAACCACTCTAGGCTCTGCTTGATCTCTCTTGCGGCACTGCTAGCGCCCGACCGTAGGCTCACTACGTCGTACTTCTGTCCGAACATCTCGTAGACAGCCATAGCGTCTAGCTCGCCCTCAGTGATCGTGACGTACTTACCGGACCCACGGCACTGCTTCTGACCAAACAAACCCACGTTGGTCATGTTACCTGAACACACAAACTGTTTGTTGCTTACGAACCTCTGCTTTGCCCCCACCAGTTCGCCCGTGTCTCTGTCGTAGTACGGGTAGTAATGGGTAGCAATCTTGCCGTCTGGTGCGTAGTCAACTGTTACTTGGTACTTCTGTGCTGTACGCTGTGAGAGCCTCCTGTCGCTGATCTCAGCAACAACACCACTCATGCGTAGGTTAGATACGGGTTGCACAGAATCCATCTCCTGAATCGCTCCTGTCCCTGCTACGTGGTAACCACAGTTAGGGGTGAAACAATGGCGGCCACCGTCTGAGTAGACCGCCACGTTGTCCCTACTTCCACACTTAGGACACTCCTCTTTGTGTGAGAAAGTAGGTTTCACCTCAGAAGTCTGCCGCTTCAGCAGATACTTCCGCTTCCTCTAGCACCTTAACAGCCTCCAGATACACTGGAGTACCATGCACAGGGTGCGCTGGACCCGTCTTAAACTTCAGACGGACACGGGAGTTGTACGGAACCTCCCCGTTGTACCGATCACCTTCAGCGTCGTACATACTGATGGAGTACTTTGACTTAAACTTACGCTGTTTAGCGCCCTCGTAGTCCTTGATCTTTACGCCTTGTGCCGCTAGTGTAGCCGCATCATCGTCAGACATGGTGATGGTCATGCTGAACGTGCCAGTGTCCTGACCGTTGAACACATCGTGCTGGGTGACGTTTGAGAAGTTCACCGTTCCTTCAATAACTTGACTTGACATAATGAGATAATCCTCGTTGTTAAAAAAGAGTTCCATTGGTAGGTCAGCGCAGTGATGCCTACTCAGAGCTAATGGTCCGGTCAACAGTGATAACCTTTCCAATGGAACACCTATAGTATCTCACGTTTAGGGTCTTTTGTCAAACCCTTTTTACGTGATTGGTATTTGTTGGCATCTTTCTTTCTGTCCTTGTGTACACCTCCTTTGTTGTGATCGTGTTTGGCTACAGGATTCCAGCGCCTCCCTACTTTAGTTTCTCCTGTAGTATTATTCATTAGTATATATCCTTTAGTTAATCATCTTTAGATATACTTAAGTATATATTATCATAGTTTTCCTGCAAT